TCTGCCGTATCTATGTGGGAAGCGCCGTAAGGGACAATAATGTCTTCTGCGGGTACAAACATTGCTGTCTGCCGTCCCATAGTAGGATCAAAATAAATCTTCTTAAATGCAGAACCCGATAGCCCAAGGCTATATAACATACGCTCATGCTCAGGCCGGTACTCCACCATCTGCTCAGTTAGCTCGTAGTTCATGTCAGCTTTGACACGTTCTGCGGCAGCTAGAGTCTCTCTAGTTTCTTCCCCTATAATCTTTGTCTTTACTGGCCCTGCTGCGGGGAAAGTCTCACTCATAGTCTCCGCTTGGAACCGGATAGCTGCTTCAGACAGCACGGTAGAGAACGCGCCACACGCGCCTTCCCACGGATCACTTCGTTCTTCGTACTTAAGCCCCAGCACATCCAAGCCTTGCACAAAAGTATCTGCCCATTCCTTACGTGCAGAAATATCCGCAGATACTAGCTCTAGTAAGTCTGTAGATATACTGTCTAGCGCATCTTCCTCAAGGTACCCTGCTAGGTTGGCATCGAACGGGATGTCTTCTTGGAGGGCTTCCTCTTCACCAAAAGAAATCTCCATACCGCCATCTTCTAACATAACGATGCCAACCTCGGCTTCCGTGTCTTCACCCAAAAAGACATCGACCATGTCCTCATCATCTGGCTGGTCTATAAGGGCTGTACCCATACCACTATATAACGCTTTATCTATTGCCATTTAAGTATTCTCGGTTCTGTTGCCATGTGCCATTAATAGTACCCACTTCGTTTCTGCTTGAAGTACTGTTGGTCTTCTTGGTAATCCGTGGCTAGCCTAATAAACCCGCCTTGCCTAAAACGCATTAGGGCCATGACTGTAGAATCCACTAAGTCATCATTAGAGGCAAAAGGAAACCCAGCAATCTCTTCAATGACTTCTTCGGCCCAACGCTTCTGGGGCATCCATACCATACCGGAAGATACTATATCAGACACAGCGTTAAGTCTTGCAGTTTTATCGCCTGATCCTCGGTGTGGTGTGTACTCTTGCACAGGTATCGACATTCGCCGCATCTCTTGATACACAGCTACGCCTGATGATTTCTTTTCAACAATAAACGAGTCCGGTTCCCACTCTTGGTATTCCCGTAAACACATCTCCTTAAGCTCTGGAAACTCAAACCTATCTTTAATACTGTTTAGTAAGATGATGTGATGCTCACCTTCCTCCTCGTTTAGGAATACGCCCCACGTAGTCAAGGCTGTAAAGTCAGCCCTGTTATGTGTCTCTGCTGCGGAGTCCAGCGACATGATTATACATTCGCATTGAGGAGGGTCTTCCGCAGTCCATGTGCGCCACCATTCTCGTTTGATGATAGCGGCTTCTTCTGCGGTGGGATCTTGCTGGTACTGAGCGTTCCACTGGAACACCGGCATCGACGCTTTGGTACGATGTAAGGCTTCCAGATCAAAAAACTCGGGCCACAACGGTTTTTCAACGATAGCTTCTGTTTCGGCATCTTCGGTCTCCAATATAGCGGGGAACTCAATTACCTCATACTTATCTGCTTTACTATTACCTGCCATGTCTCGTACTACACGGCCTGTCAAATCATCAAGATGCCACCGAGTCTGTACGATAGCGACAGCACCTCCCGGCATCAAACGTGGTCTAGCTCCAGCGGAGAACCATGTATACGCTCGGTCAAACACCTCGTAGTTACCATTAATGATGTCCTGCTCAGAATGGGGGTCATCAATAATTAATAAGTCTGCACCACGACCCGCGATAGATGAGCCAACGCCACACGCGTAGTACTCACCACCGTAGTTAGTATTCCAACGTCCCGCTGACTTAGAGTCTATTGCTAGTGCAACGGAAGGGAATATGCGTTTGTACTCGTCTGTAGAAATTAAGTTCCGTACTTTACGCCCAAAGTCTACGGCGAGGTCTGTGGTGTGCGACACCATCATCACTTTCTTTTTAGGGTTTCTACCTAGGTACCACGCGGGAAAGAAGATAGAGATAAGTTGGCTTTTACCGTGTCGTGGTGGGATGTTTACACACCCTCGGTCTTTCACCCCGCTCTCTATCTCCATTAATAATTTAGCTAGTATGCGATGATGTTTACCTACAATGTAATCATTCTGCATTAGTTTGCAGAACTCTATCAAGTCATCTGCTGCAGCTTGTGTCTCACGCCGTACATCTAGCTCAGAGATAATGTTGTCTAGCTCACCAAGTTCCGCGTCACTCATGGTGTCAACACTACTGAGGAGCAACTGTAATTCTTCCTCAGTGAAATCTTTGGTCACCTCCTTAACGGTTTTCGCTACTGGTTCCCGATTGTTGTAACTATTCTGTACGGCGGTTTTAGTCATCAAACCCCCCTACGTCAAGCAACTCGCCCTCCTCTGGAGGAACTTCCGGTAGCGTATCAACTTGCCCTAATACATCATCCACATCTATAAATTTACCTTCTGTGGCATCTTCATCGGGGATGATAATGAGTTTTTCTAAACGTGACCTAAGTTGTTGTCGTAAATCGTCTGTCGTCTGATGAGTAATAGTTAGTTCTGATTTATCAGAGAACAAGCCAACATCAGATATCTTGCCTAACAGTTCAAGCGCCCGTAAGCGTATACGCCCGTCAGGGTTTTCTGTTTCCTCAATGAGTTTATTGGTTACTGTGTGACGTAGTTGTACGGCATTCTCTACAACGGCATGACCAAACTGATCAAGGATGTTAGAAGCCATTACTAATGCAGGGGGTGGTATCTTGCCAATCTTAGCCGCTGTCATCATCTGAGAAACCCCAGTAGGGTCAGTAGCGTAGTCTTCAGAAAGGCGTTGGGCAAAACCTATATCTGCAGGGGTAGGGTCTGGGATGTCTAACCCTTCTTCTTGTAGTTGCAGTGCAGTTGCACATGCCGCCGCTGCTCGGACTCGTAAATCCGTGTAGGACGTTTGGGGGGCAAAAGGTATGCCTATATCTGGTTCTAGTGAAATCATTGCGCGGCTTATTAACCCGGATAAACGCACTATATAGCGAAAAAAAAATTTTGTATAGAGGTTTGTAGTTAAGGGTGGGGGGTCTCCTGTGTGAAACAGTTACTTATCTAGGTGTAACTCAAAAAGTAGCTAATTATTTGAGGGAATTAGTAATACAAGGAGGGGGGAGAATAAATATATGAAGGGGGGCATGGGTAGGGGGTGGGTCGATATGGTATCCGTTTTCGACCTATCGGTTGTTGGTATATGTTAGGGGGTTTCCCTAACAGTCAATCCTAACTATGACATTTACCATATCGTGATATAATAGCGACATCAAGACAGGGAACCACCTTGTACTTGTATAACTACTTAACTATAAAAGGTAATCACAATGAGTGAAGCAACGAAAGTAAAAGCAAGCAAGACAACTACTAAAACAACCAAGGCTAAACTGGCAACCGTTAAGGTAACTGTGCCGCATACGTCCGAGGTCAAGCGTACCGAATTACAGGTAATGCAGCTGGACTATGATGAGATGCTAGCCTATGCATTGGGTAAGATTGCCGAGGGTGTACAGTGTGATACCACGGATCAGCTTGCACTGGTAACCGATGGCCTATCTAAGGTGGCCGCCAGTACAGTGGCCAAGTCCGGCATACTGGATACCTTACGCCAATCAGGATTGCCGCACACCCACTTGTTCGCGCCAATGAAAAGCAAGAAGGAGCAGATACCAAATCCTAATAGCACCTGTCCGAGTCAAGCGTTCTATGATGCCATGATAGCAGCGGCAACAGACGGCCTACCAATTGAAGCTCAGGCAATGCTAGCCCTTGATAAAAAGGATGAGAAGTTTGAACAAAGTGGCGACCGTAAAGCTTGGGGTCAGACGGCACCAGCTAGACTACTGTTCACCACTGCTAACAGGTACTACTGGCAGCAACAGCCCGCCAGTGTACTCAAGGATGTTCGGAATGCTCTAGCCAAGGCAACAGCCGAAGCTGTCCCAGCACGTAAGGGTACAGATAGGGAGCGCCTGATCAAGGCAGCCGAGGAAGGGATCAAGATATCCAAACAGGTATTAGCCAAGGAGGACTTAGGAGGACAGGATAGGGAGCCTGTTGATACCCTACTAGCCGCATGGAATACCATCAAGGCGCAGTGTGAATCTTTGAAAGATGTTCCCAATAGCTAACTATATGTGCCCCTAGCAATAGGGGCCAACCCAATGAGGTTAATATGAATAATGATCGTCACGTTTTATTAGGCCCTGATGTAATCGCTGATCTTACGAGAGCATTAGATACACTGGCTATTGTTGCATCTAGCTACCCCACGTTTGGGCACCATCCAGAATGGAATACTCTAGGCAATATTTGTCTGGCAATGTCCAATGATAAATACCCAATGCCACAAGTACACCACACAACTCAAAGCGAGGTTGATATGTTCAACGATGAAATACACGTAAAGGCGCAAGCCGAGGCCCGATACTATCTAGCAACCAAGAGGAAAGAAATGCTACGTAGGGAAGCAAGAGTATTATTCTCAGTGATAGGAATAACTCTCAGCGTAATCTTTATATTTGCAGTAGCTTAATAAGAGACCCTGATCTTAATTGATCGGGGTTTTTTTTGGCCTAAATTTAACCAGCGTCCCCGTGTTAGGGGCTTACCCTAACAGGACACCAACCTCATACCACCACCCCCAATGATGCCAGTTGCTGTAGCGCGGTGCGGATACGACATGCCTCAAATGATGCCAGTTG